AAAATATACTTCTTCTGCATAGCTATAAAATGCTGCTGTAGGTTTGCCAGATTTTAAAGATTTACACAATCTATGTATTTGTGAACTTGTAAATTTTCCTATTCTTAATTCACTATTTAATATTTGATCCATTTTTTTAGTTTGTTTTAATGTTTTGTTTTAATAATTTAATTGCTTTGTCATAAGTAGCAAATTCTTTTTGATCTATTACCCTTTGAATATGTAATTTGTCATCTTCGGTAATATTAAAATCATTACTTTCAAATAATTCTTTTAACTCGTTTAACTTTTGCGTTTTAATTTCGTCTTTAACTTTTGAAATGTCGGTGTTTTCTTCAATTGAATGCATACCTTTTAAAATATCTGGTGCATATAATCTACCAAAAAAAGAGGCTGCACGATATTGAAACATTAATTCTGGCATTGTTTTCCATTTGCTACCTGGTTTATTAAACCATCCCTCAGCTTTTACCATTTTCCAATTTACTAAAGGCCCTGTTAAAATATCATTAGTATCAAGGTCTTTTGCGTATGCTCTGAATCCGTAATTATCTGCATCTATATTATCACCCTCTTTTTTAAATCGCAAAGGGCTAAAGCGACCGCATGAATTTAAAGCCGAAATTATAAAAGTTGATGACCATGAGGGTTTGCCCTTAATAATATCTAAGTTTTGCATAACCATAAACGGCGATACATTTATACGATTTGCCATTTCCAAAGCAATCATAGTATTTGGAATATTATTTTTATATGCTGCGGGTACTAAATCCGCTTTGCTCAAAGCCTGCGCAATTCTTTGCCCATTTTCAAAAGCTTCAATATTACTAAATATTGAAACATTAGATGTTGTTTGCTGTAATTTGTTTTCGTTGTTCATTTTAATCTATTTATTTATTTAATTATTAATTCTTTTATTTCTGTTCCTAGTGCTTCCGAAATTAACATTAATCGATTTATTATACTTGGCGTTCTATTTTTTTTGTGCTTCCAATCGCTAAATATTTGAGGGTGTACACCAATAATCTTACCTAATTTTTGCCTTGTCATTTTTTCCTGATCTGGGTTTTCTTTGTTGTATTTCTTTATCGCAATATCAACGTCAATTTTATAATCTTGTTTGCTCATTTATTTAATGTTTAATTAAAATTACTTTACACAAATATAAGTATTTTTATTTAATTATTAGGATAAAGCACAAAAAAACACCCTTAAGAATGCACAACATAAGGGTGAAAATTTCAAAAATAAACTAAATAAAGAGGCGCGCCAATAGGAAAACGCGCCCACATTATGATTAAAACAAACTAAATGCGAACTTTTAAATTCGCCTCGTAGAATATCAAAGATAGTAATAATTATTTAAAATAAAAATAGGCATAAAAAAAGCCAGAGGTGCAGCTCTGACTTTCTGTTATAATTAACCTCCCGGAACAATAAAGCGATGAATACAATCTATTTCTGATACTGTTATTAAAAAATGGAAATTACATTATTTTTAAAAAAAATAGAAAGTTAAAAGATTAGCCCTTTATATTACAAATATAGTGTTTTTATTTTAATATTTTGAAAAAAGTATTTTTTTGTAAGAAAAATTAAATTGTTGCTGTGTATTATATCCTATTTCAAAAATGTTACCCTTTTTATTTTGTAAACCTAAATTAATGCCGAATGCGCTATTATTTAATTCTTTTACTGATGTTTGTATATTAGCACCTAAAAGAACGCTGTAAAGCGGCTTGTTTTTCGTTGTAATGGTTTTATCGTATGCCGTAATCGATTGAGGTTTTAAAGTATATGTAAATAATTGATTTTCTAAAGTTCCTTTTGTAGTGCTTTTAATTGTAGCTATTAAAAAACTATCTTCTTTAGTTTCTACATATTCACGTATTTTTTTAGCCTCTAATAATTCTTTAAGTAAATCTAAACTATCAATTTTACGATCGTATTTTTCTTGAAGTTCTTTTATTAAAGCTAAATAGTAATCGTTATTACTTGCGTTTTTTGGAAGAGTATAATAATTTTTTACATTTATCGGTGTAGGGTTTTTGGTTTCAAATGATCCTCTCACCGTATCGGTATAATAAACTACTTTAACGCTATCAATTCTTACGATCTTTTTTTGTTCAATACTATTACCATTATTAAAAATTAAACTCTTTAAATCATTTAAAAAAAACATGACAATAATAATTACTATTGCCATTAGAATATATTTTGTATTTGTTTTTATGTTAATCAAAAATGTTTTTTATTTCAATTGTTACTTTGCCACCAATTAAAATGTGATCTGCAATTTCTGGGTAAAAATCTCTATAAGCTGCTGTAGATGCTCCTATAAAACCTTTGTCTTTGTCTGCTGTAGAACCTACCAAAACACAGCCCGCTGTATCTTGGTCGGTGTTTCCTATGTGAATTAAAATATATTCAAAACCTGGCACATCTTTAATCCATAACATACCCTTATGCATGTCTGGAAATTTTCTTTTATACTTTTCGTTTTTACCGCCTACTGTCCTCAATTCAACGTTATATTTTCCTTCTGGTATTCTAGTTTCACCAAATACTTTTAATGCTCTGTATTCATCTTCTAAAGTGTAGCATTCAAATCGATCATTAACAAATAATAAACCGTTAGTATAATCACGTTGCGAATTGTATCGAATTAGTTTAATTTTCATTTGTTGTTTTTTTCGTTAAAACATTTATCCCCTGTTTCAATTTTTTTTAAAAAACCCTGAATTATTTTTTTTAGTAAAATTCTAATTGATTTTAAGAGCATTGATATAACGTCAATTTTTTCAACTTTCTTTTTATTTTTAGCTGTGTAAATATTACCGATAAAAGAATAAAATTCTGATAGTATTAAAACTTTCATTACAATGTCGACACCTAAAGAATAATTTTGTCCTAATCCTTTACCAAGTAAAGCGACTGTTAAAGGAATAATTAAAAAACATAGCTTTAAACAAAAACCCCAGATTAAAGTTTTAAAATTAAATTTGTTTCCTAGTCTTAAAAGCCAATCAATATAATAAAAACTTCTATATCTATCTCTAAATAAGCAAAAACAACATAAAAAGCATGTTTTAAAAGTGTAATTAAACTATTCATTTTAATTTTATTTGTAAACATTTCAAAGTTAATTTATTATTGCTTATAAACGCCTATACAAAAGTACGGTAAAACCGTAAATATTTTATTCCTTTAAAGTCAATATTGATAAAATAAATATAGTTGCAAACATTAAAACTGTAATAATATTATAAAATATATTATCTGAAATAGAAAAAACTAGATAGATTATATTTAAAAAATAATATATAGATAATACTGCAAAAGCAATTTTTTTCCTAAAACAAAACTTTAAAGATTTCGATTTAATATACTAACATTGTAAACTGTGACAATAAAGGATATATAAAACTTTGATAACTTTTTAAATCCTTTAAAAACAAACTAATAGTTTCTAATAAAACAATAAAAAAAACTGTATATACCCAAAGATTTTTTTTAAATGCTTTAGATAATACAGTTATTAATTTTTTACGTTTATTGCCTTGTGGCGGCACTACTGGTCTTTTATTTCCTTGTGGCGGAACTACTGGCATAATTGTAAAATTTAAGTTGTTGGTATATCTTTAAAATCATCTGATGATCCGTTAAACAATTCGCCACCTGTCAAATTTCCTTTTTCATCTGTTACATTTGGGTAAGTATCTTCACCCAGTTTACAATAAAAACTTAAATCTGGGTAAAATTCAGCACTTGTAAAAAAAGAATCCGGATTTTCTGGGTCAACGGCTTGATTTTGAAAATATTCTTGTATAAAAGGGCTTGTGAATTTAATACTTGATCCTATTAAATTGTTTAGTCCACCATTCCAATTTACACCGCTAAAAGTAGAACCTCCAACACCTGACCAATTATTACCAAGTTGCAAACCGCCTGTTATATTTTGAGTGTTTATCATGGTTTGCGGTATTGATAAATTTGCGCGCATTGCGTAAGTTCCTGTACTTGGATCACCTAAATAATATTTAAGTCTTTTAGTAGTGCTGCAATAAACAAATAAAATCCTGTCAAAATCATTAGGCGCATACCAAGTGTTTGCTTGCGCTCGATTAGTAGTATTATACAAATTATTATCACTTGTTACATATAAGCCCCAATTTGTTGAACCTGCTTGTGCTTTTAATGTTATATGTACACCTCCGCGACTGAATAAAGTCATGTTTTGTGGACTGTTTGCGCCTGTTACACCTACCAAAGTTACGCCTATAGTCCAATCCTGTGTAAAGTCCAAAACATTTTCAGAATTATTAAACCCTATATAATCATTCACACCATCAAGATCAATATATTTGTTAGACTGATTACCCGCCGCACTAAATTCTGAATACGATACAAAATCGTTAATATCAAAAGACCAAAATTGAATAGAATTAGATTCACCGCCGATTAATACAGTATTTAGTTTTCCTGGTGTCGGCACATAGTCGCCTGTTGCAACTGCTTGTAATGCGTCGTCTTTACTTTTAAAATTTCTTTCAAAGCTGTTAAATTCATTTCCTAAACCACGTAAGGATAATGAATCAATTTGTAATTTATTTATTGTGTTCATTTTTTTAACCTACTTTTAAATTGTTAACGTATAAAAAACCTAATCCTAGGCCATAATTTAATATATTATTTACTCCTGTTTGATTCCAATTTGTACCATCATATTTAAAACTACTATTTATTTCTTCGATATAAATAACTTGATTTAATGACGGTTCTAAAATAGTATCTAAATCTTTAACCATTGGTAAAGTATCTAAATCTATTAATTGTATTGGTTTAAAACTTTCGATGTTTTCCTCAGTATTTGCAATTACATTATTACCATCATAACGTAACAAATACAATGGTTGCATAGGCATAAACATAAAATCTACCTGTGCAATTGAATTATCTGTTGAATAAGTTGTAGGTTCTGATTCCTGCTTACTTATTATAGTTCCTGTATCTGTATTGTAAACAATCCAATCCATAAATTAAATTTTTTCAATTTGCCAAAAAGATTGGTCTGCAATTGTGTTAACTGCTCCCGCTGCGGCTGTTCTTGCTGTAATAATCCCAAAGCTTTCTGTTTGATTTAATTCTAAAAAAGTATAGTTAGCGTCTGGATTTCCTAATGTAGCAAAGTTTATATTTCTATACATTTCGTAAACGGTAGACTGTGGATAAAATACTACACTTGGCGCATACCTAGAAATGTTACAAACTACAACTTTTTGTGTATTTGTTCCATTTTGCGCATTAATTTTAAACGATGTTTTATATTTTCCCGCTGGCAAAGTTACAACACCTTTGTAAGTTTGTGGACCTATAGGAAAATTACTACTTACTGTTGCTCCTGGGATTGTATTTGTAACCTCTACAAAATCTAAATCAGTAAAGGGTGAAATAACATTTATATCTTGTGAGCTGTTTAATTCCATGTATAAAATTTGACTTCCGTTTGTATTATTACCGTTTATATCAAAAAAAAAACCTAACTCTTTAAGTTTTAACATTAAATCTTCTGCACTTGTAGGATTATAAACAGAACCGCCTTGAGTGTCGTCTACAATCGAAATATCACTATAAAGAATATTTCTTAAAAACTCGTTACTTTCTTTAGTGTAAAAATTTACATTGTCGTTTATTGATGTGACATTAAATTGGCCGTCCATATAAACGTTGTCCCTTTGTACCTTAAAAACTCCTTCACCTACTTTTGTGATAGTTACCGACATAATTGTTTTATTGTTTTACCGTAAATTTAGTTATATATATAAATAATTCCTAATTATTTGATTAAAAAACTTTTATGTTAT